TACTCGAGAAAATGGTTATTCAAAACGATATCTCCGCTCCGTTACGAGCTGACGACGATACGGCTACCCTCTTACTCGCTGACGATGAGGATAACGTTCTCGTAGCGGATTGGAAATATGATTACGCCTAAATAAAGGAAAGGAGCAAAGAAATGGCATCAATTAGTATTGAAACAAAGCGCATTAACGAGCTCGCCGCTCTCTCTGCGGTCGGGAGTGATAACGATTTGCTTATCATCCGATTGGCGGACGGCACGGGCACAAAGAAAATCACGGCGGCGGCTCTCCGTGCTTTTATGAGCGGCGATATTACCGCTCTTACAACGGAGGATAAGTCGAGCCTCGTTGCCGCTCTTAATGAGGTAAACGAGGACGTAACTACCCTCGAGGGGCTTACCGAGTTCTTAACTTATAAGAACGCCGGAGTAAAGAACGCCCTTTATCGTGGCAAGTATCTCGGCGATAGCTTAACCGCCGAGCAGAGTGCGGCGATTAGAGCCGGAACTTTCGACGATATGTATATCGGCGACTATTGGACAATCGGCGGTATTAACTACCGTATCGCAGACTTTGATTATTGGTTGCGCTCCGGCGATACCGAGTGTACTACCCACCACGTGGTTATCGTACCCGATACCGGGGTAGGAGAAAATAAGCAAATGAATACCTCTAACGTAACTACGGGAGGCTACGTCGGCTCGGCTATGTATACTACTAACCTTGCGGCGGCTAAAACCGTTATTACTAACGCTTTCGGCTCGGGGCACATTCTGACCCATAGAGAGTATCTTTGCAACGCCGTAACAAACGGCAGACCGAGCGGCGGAGCTTGGTACGATTCCGCTATCGAGCTTATGAGTGAGAGCATGGTATACGGTTCTCCGTTCTTTGAGCCTACCTCGGACGGCTCTACCGTTCCGGCTATTTACTCCGTAGCTTGCAAACAGTTAAATCTGTTTAGACACCGCCCGGATTTAATCTCTAACCGTATTACATATTGGTTGCGTAACGTCGTCTCTGCGGCGTATTTCGCCTATGTCCGCTACGGCGGGAGTGCGAACTACGACTACGCATCGTACTCTTTTGGCGTGCGCCCGGCTTTCGCAATCTACTAATCTATTATCTCGCCCCTCTATGGGGCGAGGGTAAAAAAGGAGAAAGAGTATGTCTTCCGTACCTAAAAGTAAAAGAAAGGTCTCGAAGTTCGAGGCTCAACATCACTTTTACCGCCTCCGGGATGAGGTTACAAGTTTAATGATTAACGATTTTGGCTTTGACGCTACCCGGTACGCCGAGCGGATGGAGCGATTTGTCGAGCAACATAAAGCCGCCGGGAAAGACCCGGACGTGCTACGGGCGAGGTATCAAAAGAAAGCCGGAGCTTTTAACGCTTGGTTTATTGATAAGGAGTGCGATACCGTACTCTCCCTCCTCCGGGATATCGAGACTAATTTCACGGTAGGGAATAGCATACACCCGGTTTACTATGAGGAGTATTTAGAGAGGCGGTCTCGTATAGATGCCGCTATCGGATTTTGCTTTGCCTTAAAGCAGGAGATGCAATATATAATCCGTACGCTCCCGGTAAATATGGATAAGTTTAAGACTTATAGCAACTCGATAGATGAGCAAATCCGTCTCTATCGGGGAGTTAGGAAAGCTGATAACCGATTCTTAAAAGAAATTAAAGGGCTACCTCTGTGCGTCGTCTCTGCGGCGAATTTCGCCAATGTCAACAACAACGGGAATGCGAACAACAACAACGCATCGAACTCTAATGGCGTGCGCCCGGATTCTGTAGATACAACGGATAAGACCTCGGAGGAGGCAAGTATCAAGTCGGAAGGAGAGGTAGTCCATCCGGGCGGACGCTCGGTAAATGATAGCGAGGGTAAAACCTCGGGAGAGCAAGCCAAAGCTCCCTGCGTTATGCTCCCGGTTACGACCGAGGAGCTACCCGACGCTTAAACCTAAAATGGCTACTTATAATTTGAATACCCTCTACGATGCCTATAAAGCCTCTATGAAAGGGAGCTCGTGGAAAGAAGAACCTCAACGCTTTGAGATAGATTTTTTATCCGAGCTCGTAAAGCTCCAAGAGGAGCTCGAGGAGCGGACGTATAAGACCTCTAAAGGGGTTGAGTTCCTTATTAACGAGAGAGGCAAGGTGCGGTATATCCACGGGGCGAGGATGAGAGATAGAGTAGTCCGGCACGCTTTATGCGATACGGTTATCTCCCCTACGCTTAATAAATACCTCATCTATAACAACGGGGCGAGCCAAACGGGCAAAGGGATATCGTTTTCTCGGCGGATGTTCGAGAACGACCTACACTCTTACTATCTCGAGCACGGCTCTAACGAGGGATGGGTCGGATTTGTCGATATATCAAAGTTTTACGACAATATCCCTCATCATAAGATAAAAGAGTTGATTTTACCCTATCTCGACGAGTTTAACGGCTGGCTACTATCCGAGATAGTCGATACTTTTAAGGTAGACGTGTCCTATATGACGGATGAGGAGTACGAGCGGTGCTTATCGGAGAAGTTCGATAGTGTAGCTTATAGCTCTAAAATACCTTATAGCCTACGGACGGGCGAGCGGTATATGGCTAAATCGGTAGATATCGGAGACCAGCTCTCGCAAAATATCGGGATTTACTACCCGACGAGGTTAGACAATTACGCAAAGATAGTCCGGGGCGTAAAGAGATACGGGCGGTATATGGACGATATCTATATCATCCTCCCGACTAAAGAGGAGGTCGAGGACGTTATTAAGGGTATCAAAAAGGAGGCAGAGAGCCTCGGGCTTTTCCTAAACGATAGAAAGACGAGGATAGTAAAGCTCTCCTCGAGCTATAAGTATCTACAAATAAAATACTCCCTAACCGATAAGGGGAGGGTTATTAAGAGGGTTAACCCTAAATCGGTAACGAGAGAGCGGAGAAAACTAAAAGCCTATAAGAGGCGGCTAACCGCCGGGGCTATCCCTTACGAGAATATCGAGCAAAGCTATAAATCTTGGATGGGTTCATACGCTCCGCTTATGTCGAAAAAGCAACGTAAAAATATGCAGGATTTATACGAGAGTTTATTTGAAAGGAGACCACGATGGAAGAAACAACCTACAAAATCACACTCGCAGACGGAACGGAGCTCTCCGACCTCCGCCTAAACGGTAACAACTTTATCTCGTCTAAAAAAATCGAGGAGAGCGTTTTTAACGGCAATCTCTCCGAGGTTACTATTTTAGGCGACGGGAAAGAGGAGACCTACGAGAATATGGAGCTCGTACAGTTAGAGAGATACGGAAAAGAGTATTGGTTTATCCTCCGAGTTATCCCGGAGGCGGAGCTTGTAGCGGCTAAAGACCACGCCAATATCGAGTATCTCGCTATGATGTTGGATATTGATTTAGAGGAGGTATAAGACGATGGCAAAGACAACTACCGAGCATAGCAAGAACTTTGAAAAGGTTAAAAACTTCTACGATAAGGGGCTTTGGAGCAAGGCTAAAGTAAAGAACGCCGTAACCCATCCGGCATCTAATCCTTGGATTACCGCCGAGGAGTACGAGGAGATTACGGGCGAGGTATACGCCGAATGAGGTTAGACGACCTTACGAGGGTGGTAGCGGCGCAGGATGATATTATAAAGAGCCAATCGGGTATTATCGACGAGCTCTTTATTTTATTGTGCCATTACGTAAATTTGGACGAAATCGAGCCCCTCCTAACGTCAATAGGAGACGTGGCAGAAAGGAGGGGAGCTTATGCAACCGAATGAGATAGCGGTTACTATTATCGTCGCTATTTTCGGGAGCACGGGTTTTTGGGCTATCGTCCAAAAGGTTTTAGAAAACAAATCCGCCTCTCGTAGGATGATACTTGGACTTGGCTACGACCGCCTCGTGCATCTTTGCCGTAAATACATCGAGCGAGGTTACGTTACTCTCGAGGAGTTAGAGGATTTAGAAAAATACCTCTATACTCCTTACCGGGAGATGGGCGGTAACGGTACGGCGGAGATGCTCTTTAACGAGGTTAAAGCCTTAAAAAAACACAAGGAGGAATAGAGAGTATGAGTAAAAAGGATATCATAAGAAAACTCACAAGCCGAAAGTTTTGGCTCTCGATAGCGTCCTTTGTAGCTCTCCTCGTTGTCGCTCTCGGCGGCTCGGAGAATGACGCTACGCAGATTACGGCTATTATTATGGCAGGAGCTACGGTTATCGGCTACGTTATCGGCGAGGGTTTAGCTGACGCAAGCCCTAACGAGATTGGAGGGGATGAGGAATGAACGGTATAGATATTAGCGGCTGGCAAAAAGACCTCAACCTCGAGGTAGTACCTTGCGACTTTGTTATTATCAAGGCTACGCAGGGCGTAAAGTATACGAGCAAAACCTTTAAGGAGCAGATAGATAAAGCTATCGCTCTCGGAAAGCTCGTAGGCGTTTATCATTACGCCGGAGGCGGAGGAGTAGAGGCGGAGGCTGATTATTTCCTCTCGGTCGTTAAAGACTATATCGGAAAGGCTATCCTCTGCTTTGATTGGGAGGGCGAGCAAAACCCTAACTTCGGCAACCCCTCATACGCTATGAGCTGGCTTAAGTACGTCAAGAAAAAGACCGGGATAACCCCGTTCCTTTATATGAGTAAATCCGTATGCCGCCAATATGATTGGGCGGCGGTAAAGAGCTTTCCGCTTTGGTGTGCTCAATACGCCAACCGTACCAATACGGGCTATAAGAGAGAGCCTTGGACGGATAGCAAGGGCTTTGGGGCTTGGGAATCTCCGGCTATTTATCAATATAGCGCAAACGGTAGACTAACCGGGTATAACGCTAACCTCGACCTCGATAAAGCGTATATCTCGGCGGAGGAGTGGAAAGCCTACGCCTCCGGGGAAACCGTTGTGGATAACTCTAAAAAAAGCAACGAGGAGATTGCGGCGGAGGTAGTAGCTGGCTTATGGGGTAACGGAGACGAGCGTAAAAAGCGGCTCTCCGAGGCTGGCTACGATTATTCCGCCATCCAAGCTATCGTAAACGATAGCGTATCTCCGGCGAAAAAGTCTTTAGACGAGGTAGCGAGAGAGGTTGTAAAGGGCTTATGGGGTAACGGAGCAACCCGTAAAAAGAAACTCTCCGAGGCTGGCTATGATTACGCCGCCGTGCAAAAGAGAGTAGATAAGCTCCTCCGGGAATGAGGTACATAATAGCCGGGCTTATCGGGCTCGTAGGTTTTCTCTACGGTCTCGGAGCTTTGGCTTTTTATGCCGCCTCCCGGGTATGGCGTGATATTTTCGATTAAAAGGAGGGCTCGGTATGGTATAATCCTGCCGGGCTCTTTTTTTGTTTAGGGTAACAATGTTATGATATACGCCCGTAATAATTAAGTTTGTTTTCCATCGGCTGACGCTCGAGAACGAGCGAGCTTGCTACGCTTGTATAAATAAAGGGGAGGCTTACGCTCCCCTCGAAATATCCGACCGCTCTATCGTTATTAACGACGATATCGGAGCGGTTATCCGTAAAATGATATAGTTATCTCTTTAGAGCGGCTATCTACGTCTATCCTCTCGATAAGGGCGTGGGAAATAGCCGCTTTCTCGTCGGTCTCGGCATCCGATTTAAGGATATCAAGGGCGTGGCGGCAACGCTCGGTAAACCTCTCGGGAGATATCGTCTCCGGGAGAGCCTCGCTCCGCCGTTCCTTTAGCCTATCTAAAGTATCGGAGAGCCTCGCTTTATTCTCCCTATATTCCTCTATCGTATCTATCTCCTCAATATAGGCTCTTTTAGCTCTCTTTAGCTGACCCTCTACCTTTTTTATCTCGCTATCGTAGTCGATAACGGTAGCAGGGGAGGGAGCGGTTATCTTTATTGAATTTACCGCCTCCGGGTCTCTAAATATCCTATCGAGCTCCGAGTAGACCGCCTCCTCTATGATAAACACCCGAGTTCCTCCGTTAGGGCAATATCCACCACTCGTATTACCGTTACAACGATAAGACGGTCTCCTCCCGTCGTTACGCTTAACATAGGAGAGAGAGCCTCCGCAAATAGGGCAACGGACGAGCCCGGAGAGCCAATGGGCGTATTTGTTAGTGTGATGAGAGTACGGACGGTGGTAGGCGGTACGCTCATCCATAACCTCTTGGACGGCGGTAAACGTCTCCTTGTCTACGATAGGCTCGTGTTTTCCCTCATATACTCCCGGCTTACCGTCGAGGGTTACGGATAACTCGCCACAATAGGTATGATTGCGGAGGAGATACCGTAAAGGCTGGACGCTCCACCGAGCTCCTCGCTTTGTCGTTATCATCCTCTCATTTAAGGAGCGGCAGATACCGAGATAGGACGAGCCGGAGAGCACCTCGTTAAAGATATACCTTACGACCTCCGCCTCGGTCTCATCTATGACTATCTCC